TTTCATGTTTATTACATTAATGAGATTATGTCACCAATTAGTGAATTGATTTTTGAATACTTGTCAACTTTAACAACACTTTTGCTTTCGTTAAGGTTGTTCATAAAAGCTCCTTGTGTAGATGGATTACTTACCAAGTCCCAGCAAACAATTTCAAAGTCGTCTTGTACTTCTACCTTGCCTTCTCCAAGATTTTTTACACTACCCATTCCACGAGAAGAAATTCCTAAACGAATACCTGCCTTTAACAACTCCTTTGCTATGTTTCCAGATGGTGTTGGTAGTATTTCAATTTTGCCCATCAGATCATTACCACTCCACCACAAATCTAACACGTTGTGAGACACGTTTGATAAGTTCACAACTTGGGATTCTGGATGGTCCAGTTCACCTAATGCTCTGCGTTCTGCTATGAATGATCGCTTATACTTATCGGCTTCACGCCTAAGTATTGGCAGTGGATAGCTTCTTCCATTTTGATTAAACGCCCGTTGCTCGTCTGTACTACCTCTTTGCATAATACCACTAACAATCAACTTACCGTTATTTTTTGTTAACGATTCGTTAATCTGCTCTGGTGTGTATTCAATCGAGCCTATAAAGTCAACTATTACTTGTTTGTTCATGCTCCTAATGTTTGTGCAATGTTTTTGATTAGTTCAGATTCTTGGTTAATGTTTCCAAGTCTAACTTCTTTATCGTAATCTTGAAACACTAATTCACCATTGTTGTAATCGATTGCGTATGGTTCACCGTGTAAAAACACATCAATCTCATACTGTTCTGTTCCAACTTTGTTCATTGTAATATCTTCACCTTTCACATCCATACCAGCCTTTACAAACAATCCAGCTAATTTATTTTTTAAATCGGCTTGGGCTAATTCTTTAAGGTTTGCAAGTTTGCGTGCTTTCTTGTTTACCTCACTCAACCTCTTGCTAATTTTTAGTATTGCTTCGTTTGTGCGCTTCCAATAAGCTGAGTTATCTAGCGATGTTTCGTTTTTTAGTTTGATGCTGTGGTCTAACGATCGTGAAATTTCTCCGATCATTTTATTCACCTCAAGTATCTTGCGATTGATTTTTTGTACCGCATTAGCACTTTCATCCTGCTTAAACGCTTTGTAGCTGACTTCATGTAGCTTTATGAAATGCCTTTTCTTTTTTGGTGGTTTTTCTGTGTATGCATACTGTCCATCACCAAGATCTAGTTGAGTTGTTCCTTCACCACCTTCCTCACCAGTAAATGCTGCCGGTGTTTGATAGCCAGGAACTCCTTGTGCCGACGTACTACCTTCCTTGCGTAGTTTTTTTACATACTCGCGGATTTCTAATATCTCCTGTGCTGTAAGTTTTTTACTTGACATCTTTTAACTCTTTCAATAGCTCGTGATAAAGTAGCAGAGAAAGCACGTGTTCTTCCTTCACAGATTTAACTTTTTCTAGCTTGGATGCCAAATTGCAGACCTCTGTCAATTTAATAGTGGTGATCTGGTCTTGTACTTTTGGTAATAGCTTTTTGATTGAGGTGCTCACTGCCTTACTCTCTGCTACTAAAAATTCTTTCAATGCAACTGTGTTTGATACGTTGCTTATATATTCCTTTAAGATTGCCTTTTGCTTTGTTGATAATCCAGCGTATTTCTCGTTGAATTTATCGATCATCAACTTATAAGCTAGCAATCTCACTTCTTCGTCTTGTTTAAGATAGTCATCTACAACTGTTTCTACAGCTTCGCTAATTTTACCACCCTTTCTGTTAAGATGCTCAACAATCGTGTAGCGACTTTGTACTACTTCTGCAACCTTTGACACACTAACACCTTCAAATACACGATATATGGATGCATACAGCTTGTACTCTGTGAGGTTAGTTTTGAAAAACTCTTTGAGATCGTAGTGCTTTTTAACTTCTTTAATCAAGTTATACTTCTGCTCGGCAAGTGTTTTTGTGTCGAGCTTGTTGCGTAGTTTCACTACAGCATTAAGCAGATAGTTTGCCTTTTCTGCGTTATTGTACTTTTCGTTAGTCAAGGTTTGATATAATATCAATTCCTTTGCAAGTGGTGTATCAGCTTTAAAAAATTCCTTAATAATAGTTAAAGCTGGTGATCTTTCAACACCCTTCATTGTATCTGCCGCAACTTGACGAGTCAGCAGTTCAAACAGAATTGCTGTGTTCTTGATCTTGGAATGCGTTGATTTTTTCATCTAGTAATAAATATGTCGTGTTTTTCTTATTCTTCTGGTAAAATGTTACTTTCGTCCAATAAATTAAAGGTTTCTTCTTGATTGTCGCTGTAAGTTTCCTTTAACGCTTGCTTTTTTGTATAAGCCTCCTTTACACTAGATACAAAACCCTCAGATAAGTACTTTCTCCACTCAGACTGCTCGTACACTTTGCCAATTGTCTTGTTTCCAAGTGGATCCCATCCTAGTGGATGTTCGTGTGTACCGTGTGTTCCTGGCTCTTCTGGACGTCCAGCACCTGGCCAACCTCCTGGAGGCATTTCACTCGTTCTCTCATCATATCCCTTAGGAACTCCACCATCTCCTTTATACAACATTGCAAGGTCGTGCTTGGTACCAAACGACTGACCAGTTTTAACTGGGTCGTTGCCTTCAGTTTTAATTTGTTCCAATCTAAACTGTTCCTTTGCATCTTGCACAAGTCTGTTTTGCTCTTTAAGCCACTCAGTTTCAGACATGTTGAATACGTTTTCGTATATCCACGCACGACTAAATAACTTTTTATCCACCATGTCTCCAGCAAGTGTTACCTTTGTTGACCACAGCTCAATCTTTTCTTTTTCGTATACTGAAGATGGTGCTGTGAGTGATAGTGTGAAGTCTACGAGATCTTCGTCAGTAAATCCTTGAGCATATAAATGCACAACAGCTATCTTATATAGCTCGGATGCAATAATTTTTTGTATTCTTTCAATTGTCCGTGCAAAACGAAAATCTTGCGATGCAAGTGTTGCTTTCCCTGAGGTATCCTCTTCGTATCCTAAGTATGCTTTTGGAATTTTCAACGATCCAAGCAAACGATTCTTTAAGTACTCGATGTCTGCTATACCATCGTAGTTGAGACCACCTAAGTTTTCTATGGAAGTTCCACTTTCACCACCGCGGACTGGTAAATAAAAGTCTTCAAGTATGTTTTGCATGTTGTACTTGAGGTTATATTGACCGGTTTCTGGATCAACATAAGGTACCTTTTTCATTTTACTGATCATGGACTCCATGAACGCATCTACTTCGTTTGGTGGTATGTTACCAATATCAATCTTGAAGATACGCTTGTCTGGTGCGCGCATAATGCGATGAATCAACATCGCATCTTCCATCAATGTGATTTGTTTCCAAACCTTTCTTGATGGTTCAATGATTGATCTACCGTATGGTAAAAAGTTTGTATCTGTAAGTAATCTAAAGTGTGCTACTTCGTAGTTATCATACTCTTGTGTGGTCTCTTTTGAAGCTGCCATGTGTGTGAGTGATGATAACGCAGTGTAATCACGCTTAAACCTCACTTTATGTGGGTTTGCCGGATCAAAGTTCTCCTCACGAATCATTTCGTATGGTGATATGGGATCTACGTTAATTACACCATACCGCTCAGCTATGTCAAGTTTCAAGAAAAAGTCGCCATACTTCAGTGTGTTTCTTATCCAAGGCCACAAGTTAAACTCAATGTTCATTATGTCGTAAAACAGATTGTGCAAAACTTGTTGCACCTTCTCATTACCCGAACTAATTGACAACATATCACCAAACTCATTCTTTGCAGTACACTCATCAGCATACACATCTAGTGCTGAAGATATGATGCTATCTGTGTCCATTGCCTCATAATCTCTAAACAGCTCTAGTCGAGTATATAGTTGTAATTGGCCTGAGTGATATGAAAATCCTGGTATTGAGGAAAATAGTCTTGAGAAACGGTCTACTCTTCGGTTGGTTGCAATGTTTCCGTCCGATTGAATACGAGCTGTATCTATTACCTTTAGTTGGTTTCCTCCTACGTTACGGATAATTACATCCGTACTAAAGAGTTTTTGTAGCCTACTAAAAAGCGTTGTGTTTTCAGCCATTAAAGTACATTTTTAATAAATAGTCGGTTGTTATAGAAGCCAGTTAATGTCTTGTTGATTACCTTTAGAATCGCGTATGCTCCATGGATTACTGTCCTGTCTTGGTTTATACACTGAGACAGTTGACTTGATCCCTGATACTGCAGCTCTGTTAATCTCAATACCAGCTTGTCTTAATTTTAACGCTGTGTCGCGTACCCACAAACCTTGACTAAAACTCATAACCAAATCATCATTATATCCTTGTGCTGCTTCTGGTCTTGCATTTTTCCAAATAAAAACATACAACTCTTCGAGCAACCGTTTACTGCGTATTATACAGCTTTTCTCGCGAATATACAACTCCATCTTGGATATTGCAAGTGGTCTTGTTTTATGACTCATTGTAAATCCAGCTACCATGTCTGCCTTGCTTAACAAGTCATATCCTTTAGTTAAGAATCTATCTGAGTCTAGTACATCGCTTTTGTATGTGTAGTATAGATTTTTGTATCCTCTATCGATTATCTGTTGTAGTGCTGCCCATCCTACGTTTGCATTTTCCACAACAAGTAGTGCATCATTATACTCTGTTGCTATTGCAACGAGCATGTTACCAAAGTCTTTGGTTGTTAACTGTCCTTTATATTCAGCAACTTGTCTACAACTTTCCACATCAATAACGTGAAACCCAGAATAGTCCGATCCATCACCTCTCGCTACGTCCGCACTTACAATATAATTTTTAGTGTAATCTGGTATTTCCCAAATCCATATGTTGTTGTCAAATCCACGCTTTTCAACTGGATCTTGAGCGTAGGTTTGCATGTAGTATGATATCAACTCAGGTGATACTACTGTGTTACCGGAAGTGGAAAAATCACAGTCACACTCCTGCGCAGCTAGTCTTATTCCCAACTCCGCATCTTGTCTATCTCTCCAAGCTTGATCTCGCTCTGGGTGTACTTGCCAAGGTAGTCTTAGTGTTTTAAACTTGTTATCCCCTGCCTCTGCTTTTGTCCACATTTTGTGAAAAAAGTTACCAGTTCCATTAGGTGTGGATAATAAAATACCTTGACCACCGGTTGATAGTGTTTGTTGTAGTGATGCCCACAAGTCTTCTGCACCATCTACAAACGCAGCTTCATCTATGATAACAAGCGATAATGCTTCAGAACGTCCTGATGTGCCTGTGCTTGATACGGCTTTAATTTGAGAGCCGTTTGATAGTCTTATTGATAATTTATTACTTTCAACCGCTTTTAGCTTTAACCAGCTTGGTAAATTGTCAAACATCACCTTTACCTTTGTTACAAGGTTTTTAGACGTGTTTTGATCAATCGCAACTACAAGACAGTTTTTATCGTTTTGAAATAAAATCATCCATAAAGCGTATCCAGCTATAAGTGTTGATATACCTAATTGCCGTGACTTTAATATAATGATCCTATCGTTGTCTTGGAAGTCTTGTAATGCATCCTCCTGATACGGAAATAGGTGAAATGGAATTTTCCCCTTGGTGGGGTGTTGGATCATGCAGTATTTTTTCATGAAGTAGGAGGCGGATCGTGCGCATTTAATATACTCCTGCTTAATAATCTCTTTGAGATTCTTCTCTTCTGCCATACGTAACTAGTTCTTGTTATTTTAGTAGGAAACCTACAATAGTGCCTATTACACCAGCACCCGACACCGTTCCTAATACCTTTACTCCTATAGACAACGCTTTATTACTTCTTTTTAGTTTTTTAGTTACTTTTTGATACTCTTCTTGTTGCGCTTTATAAACTGTTATTTGGTCGTTATATATCTTTTCTTTTTGTACACGCGCCGCTTCCACACTATCCTGCAGTGTTATTTTTGTTTCGAGTTGCTGCACTAAAGCTTCTGTTTCAACTAATGTAGCTTTTGCCGCATCGCCTTCTGTTAAGTCAATTGCAATTTGTTTTGCAACGTGACAGGGCAACGTTGTTTTACAATTTGGATCTTCAAACCTACTTGTATCTGTTTGTGAAGAAGCTGTCAAGCTCTGTAGGATTATAACTCCTAACAATATCAGTTTTTTTACCATATTCCTTTTTTATTTGTGTGATTTTACTCTTAGTAATATTAACCTGCTTATTCAACGAATCAACCTGATTATGGTAAGCTCCTATAATACTGTCTTGTATAACATGCTGCTTGTTTAAATTCTCAATAACACGATTGAGGCTGTCTATTCGCTGCTCTTCGGCGGTGATGTCGTTTATGTTTATAGACGAGCTAAAAAACAATATGTACACCAAAAACGCAACAACTACGCTGGCTAGTATAATAACTGCTAATCTTTCTGCTCTCATTGTTATCGTATTCCGCCTGGTGTTAGCTGTTGCAGCATTTGCTCGTCCATTCCCACTTTTTCAAGAATGTATTGCATTGTTTCACCATCTACTTCAATATCCTGTAAAGTTTTAATTACCATCTCAACTTTAGACTTGACAGCTGGATCAGTTGACATCATATATGTGTTTTCTTCAACCTTTGCTTTATAGTTCTTGTCGATGTAGTCGAAAAACTCCTTTTTCTTTGCATCGTCTTTAAAATCGGCTGGAGAGTTGATTCCAAACTTTTTCATAGCTTTTTTGAAAAACTCCTGATATTCGGTGTCTTCTTGCAGCTTTTTTATTATGTGCTTAGTTTTCATTAGCGTACGATATTTGTTTTTATGTTTTTAAGAATGTTCATTCTGATTTCGCTCGAATCAACGAACGCTGTGATCACAGTTCCAATCATGTCTACCAACTCTTCAGATCCAACTGAGTCGGTTGAGCTTTTGAGTTTGGCAACAAAGGAGTTAACAGCCTTTTGTAGCTCAGGACTTAAACCAGCTTCCTCTGTTTCTGGTTCCTCTTGCGCTGGTTGTTCTTCAGCTGGAGTTTTTTCTTGTTCCTCAGCTTCCATTAAAGATTTAATTTGTGTGCGAATATACTTACGCAACAAGTCTTCTGCGAGTTTTTGTTTAGCTTTCATATTTATTTTTTATCTAATAGGTCAACAAAGTTAGTTGTTTTGGCGTCAAAGTTTTTCTTGTCTTTGTTATCAAACATGATACGCTCTATTTGGCCATTTTTCTTTTTCATCTTGCAAACTGTTGCATCAAACTCTTCTAAACCAGTCAACACATAAACAATACCAAAAACGGCATATTTATCGGTTACTTTTGCAAACAGCTTTGCATAGCTTATGATCATATCCAGTTGGCCAAACTTGTTTAATTCGGCTACAAATATATGCTCTTCACCTTTTGTACCCAAGTATTGGAATACAGGTAAATATCCGTGAGCTGCTTGAAATTCACGAAAGTATGGTTGTGCAATTAGTTCTGGAGTGTTTGCGGATGCGTCCTCTACACTATACTCTTTTAGCGGTATTAAGTTTACAAGTTTCATTTACTTGGTATTGTCTGTTTTTAATAAATAGTACGTATTTAGATCTTAAAGGTTTTTTTAAACTCTGATGCTGATTTTTTATACGACTCTTGCGTTTCATCTAGCTCATCCTCTGTATACTGCCAGTTCCAATAAAGTGTGTCTGGTGTTTTGAATCCGTAAAATTCATGAACTTGCTTTTGGGTTTTAACAACCTCAGGACCATTCCAGTTTTGACCAATGCAAATGAAACCAGCTTCAATGTTTTTCACAACATTATTCTCCTCTAGTGTAGTGTGTCTGTTTTCTATCCAATTAAGACGCTCAATAAGTTTTTGATAATATCCATTTGCTTGTCCCCAACGTATTGATGCAAAAAACACTACAGCGTCACTTTCAAACAACTCTTTAGATATTTTCCAGAGTTCATCATCTGGGTTATTAATGGATGCCCAGCATCTGTGATTACCACTTGGGTTTTTTGTTTTTGATTTGAGTAGTGCATCCTTTAGTCCACAACTATTTCCATCCTTTCTCGATACATTACCTTCACACGGATATATCTTCAGTTCTGGTACATCAATCAACACCACTTTCTCTCCCAACGCCTTTTTAATTACTTGTGCTAGTTGTGTTGATTTTGGTATATCCTTTTCTTCTTCTGGGATTTGGTATCGGTTAGATGTAGTTAATAGTAAAACGCGTTTCTTACCATTAAGATGGTCTACTGTTGCTTGCAATTCTTTCGATGTTGCAAACGCTTCTGATAAGCCAACCTCAGACAATAAATCCTTTAACTTAATCATCCTTTTTTCCAGCCCCCTCCCGCTGCTTTGTATTTTTTTGCTGCCCATGCATTTGCATATGCTGATGGGTAGACGTCAAATTTCTTTTTGGCTTGTGCTTTGTAGTAGGCCCATTTAGTTGGATTAGTTGGTACATTCTTTTCTAGTAGATAATTTAAACGCTCTAATAGATTTTCTCCTACTTTGATGCTAGTTTTATCTTTAAACGGCATACCTTTTTGTTGATATTGTTGTGGGGTCATCTCCTCATTTGCTCCTGTTTTCACTTTTATAGGTTTTTGTCCTTTTGATTGTTCACCACCTTTTTTAGCATCTCCACCTTTTTTCTGTGCAGCTCGTTTTCTTTTTACAAATACAGCTCTACCTGCTTTGCCTAATTTACGAGCCTTTTCTTTTGATAAACAAGCCGAATAAGGATCTCCTTCTTTTGCATCTCCGCATTTACCAACTCTATCTCCCGAAGAATTGTATCTATCCCAACCTCCACCACCTACACCTCCTGCACCACCTTTGCCAAACCAGGCACGTAAGTCTTCGGATAATATACTCTTAAGCTTAGTCATACTTCTTATGTAAGAATCGAAAGTACGTAGATAATCCAAAGAATACACCCGCTACACAATACAAAACGAAATTGGCTCTCCATAAACTTCCAGTTAGTAACATTAACCAATACTGTACAATATCGAACCCAAAAGGATTGAAAAAAAGTGCGAGCATCATACACCAAGTTGCTACTGTCTCCTTCGATATTTTCTTGTTGACTACTGTCACTGTCCATTGAGTGTTTTTTTGGTTAAGAAGATTTTTTCAACATCTTACGGATTTCCGTACGGATAACTTCACGTAGTGTTTGTTCAACTCCCTCCTTAGCGTTGATATGCAAAGCAGCTAAATACTTACGTAGGGCTTCTTTGTTTCCTGCCGTTGCACCAACACGCTTTCCAGTGTCCTTCTTATACACCACATATTGATCTCCTTGTTTTTTTACTCTATATGGCATATTATTTTAATGTTTTGTGTTTCCATTTTTGAACTAAATCCACAGTTATATTAAGTTGTATAGATATCTGTCCTCTAGTAAATCCCTTAATAAATAGTTCATGTATTAATTGAACTTGTTCTACTGTAACCCTCCTTCTAGTATTAGCTGAATTCTTTATTGCTTCTGTTGTTTTTGGTTTTTTGTAGTTTTCAGTATTGCTTTTGGGTTTTCTCAATTTAACCTTATGTTCTTCAGTCAGATTCTTTCTAGGACCCTTTACATAAACCTTCTTTCTACCCAACAATGCTTCAGATCTTTTTTTGTTAGACTCTGTGGTGGGTTTATATCCACTCAGACCATCACCGCCATCAGTCATGTTGACTAATATACCTGTCCCAATATCACGTCTACCATAAATTGATATAAGCCTCTTCTCTTCATTGCAAGCCTCTTTCCACGATAAACTGCTTGCTAAAATTTGATATTCAAACCCACCAGCTTTTTGGACCACGTTATGCCACAAAGCATTTCTAACTCTATCAGATAGTGCTCTTTTTTCTGTAGTGCCTATTCCAACATAGAACACTTCCTTCGTATCTTTTCTTATGTGTTGATAAACAACGGCCATTATACGATTTTACTAACTGGTTTACTTGACCACATTCTACAACTCCAATACCCTGCACTTGTTCTGTCTTTCTTTTGTGAGCACTTGTGACGTGCTCTAAATGCTTTTTTGCGTTCCGGATTATCTCTTTTTATTGATAGTCCAGGATCTCCGAAATTCACTTTTACTACATTTCCTTTATCGTTTTTAACATATACTGCAAATTTTTTTGGTCCTCCTTTTGGTCTGAACGGCTTACCAAGCTTGACTTCACGACCTTGATATTCAGCCTCATTAAGTTCATACTTGCCAGCTTTTATATCCTCTAGCAGTCTAAGAGCGCAAGTTTCACACATTGTTACTTCATTCATTGCTCCACCTTTTGTTATTGCGATATCTGTTGTTCCTTCTTCAGGATACTTCCGTATTTTATGCTTAATGTCCGCTGGTAGCTTTTTTAATAGACTCTGCCAAGCTCTCTCCGCTTCTGGTGATCTGAATACAGAGTGTATGATGATGTTTGGTTTTTTGTTGAGTAGCTCTATTATTGCTTTTTGATAATATCCCTTACCTCTTTCTGTGTCCTCTATGTTTGCATCTATAATGGTGTAGTGTTTTTGGTCGTATGTTTCTAACGCTATTTCACCAATCTTTTTACCACCCTCTATTATATTAACCGTAAGGCCATCTGGTGATTCTTGTATGCTAACCTCTTCGTTCATTGCATTTATTTTTTTAGCGGCTGCTACTGCTTTGTTGTATGCATCGGAGCCTTTACGAGCTGGTTTTTCTCCTCTTGCTCGCTTAGCTCGAATGTTATGCCAAAGTCCTTTAGATTCTTCGTTCATATTAGTTTTTATGTAAGTGTGTATTAAGAACACCACCTATTGCTGTGGCGTGGTTTGCTAAATGGTTAATAGATTCTTGATCGAGTTTTGTTTTTCTTTTTGTGTATTCTACAGATATTACACCAATAAACCTCTCATCAATCGTTTTTATAGCAAAATAATATGCTGACTTGCATTCGGATTCCTCAGCAATATATTTTAATCCGTAAGTAGCAACACTCTCATCTTTAAAATCCGGGATTTCGATGACATTGTTTTCAAGTAGTGTGTTGATTGATTTACTAAACAAACTTACTGGGATGTTTTGAAAGCTGCTTTGTATAGATTTCACACCAGCCTCAACTGTCTCGTACACCATACTAAACTTTGCTATGGATTTTCCGGTTGGATAAAAGTGGCCACCGTTGTGAAATTGCGTTAGCCAAACACGATCAGCTCCAAACTCATGCTTAATATGCTCAAGTTTGTTGGTGATTTTTTCACTAGTGATTAGTGTATCTGCTACTATATCACTCTTCTTATACTTGTCTAAATAATGTTTGACAACAAGTACTATTATAGGTCCCAATACACCCGTTATAAATGCTACTATAATTGATGGCTCAAACATTTTTGTAATCCTCTACTTTTTTAGTTATGTCTTGTATTACTGTATCACTTACCTGCTTTAAGTGTGTTTGGCTTGCATCTGACCAACCTTCTATAAGCCCATCCTCTGTAACGTGTGCTTGTGCAACACTCTCTTTTAAATAATCTTGTAGATAATCTTGTAGATCTTTTAGGTAACCGTTTGCATTTGCAACTATCTTACCTTTTTCATACTCTTCCCACTTTCCTGCTTTCATTACTTCATGCTCCATGTCAATGACACAATTAAAGCATAACTTGTGTATTGTCCACATTTTTTCATCCAAGTGGTGTTTCATTGTACTACCGCAATTAGGACATGTAAATGGTGTTGCAAATTGTTTTCGAGCGTGGTCCATTTTAGATACGGTTCTTTTAACACCATTCTTTATGGTCCATGTTTTGCCTCTCTCTTCCCAAATATCGCCTTCTACTCTCTTGGTTGGCTTTGCTCCAGTTGTAACGTAGGTTGTTTTCATCGTGCTTGTAACTTGTATTTATCAACTATATATTGTACGTGTTTGTCAAACTTACGCATAGCTCTGCGTAACTCCAATCTAACTCCTTCAGCAAGTTTTGCACTTTCTTCTGTGTCTTGTACGCCGCGAAAATATTCTTTGCCACCTGTTGATGACATGCTTATTGTGCAAGAAAATTCTGGGGACCCTTCTTCTCCAACATTGGAAAATCCAGAGTCATAGTGAAGTGTTATGTTTGTTGCTGGAGACGATGCAATAGCTTGCTTTTTCTCTTCCAACTTTTGTTTTTCAATTAACGGTCTAAGTTTCATGTTAAAATTTTAAATATCCGAGTATTTGATTGATTGGTGCAAAGGCACCTGTTAGTTTGTAAAGTTTGCCATCATACTTAAATACAATGCCTTCCAGTGGTACAATTGCTTTGAATCCTCCTATGTCCTTAAGACGTTGTAATTCTCTTCTAAGAAACTTTAATGCTGCGTCATCATCACCCATATCAGATGATGCAGCGGCTGCACGAATCTGTTCAATTGCTGATTGTAGATCACTTTTAATTTGTCTTACGCTATCGTTAGGATTAAGTGCTACAAGCTGTGCTACGTTTTTCAACGTGTAAACTCCCAGCTTTAAAAACAGATTTTCAATTGGTTTCACACAAACCTTTTTTTGTGTTGCTAAATCGGTTTTGTCAAAAGTATCAACCCAGTTTTTAAAATCCTCGTTTTGGATTCCGTCGCGAATTGCTTTGATATTAACTTCTTTATTTGAAAATCCCCACCTATTTACTAATTGCTGCAATGTATCAGGTGTTGGTTTATATCCATATGTTTTTGCTATATCGGTAATGTACTTTTTCCACCACTCTTGTATATACATTCCCAGTTTGTCAGATGGCTTGAGTTTAAATTTGTTACGCAGATCATCTACTATTTTATCCAACTCAGCCCTTTGCTTTTCGTAGTCTTTTGATTTGTTGATTGTGACTGGATCTGTGATTCTGATTTGATATGTTTTCTGGTTTTCTGCTTCTACTTGTCTCAGTGCTCCTTGCAATCTTGCAGCTGAATCCGCATCTGTTCCAAGCACGTTTCCATTAGGATCGTATTCTGTGATGTTGTGAAGTCTAAGCTGTGCTGCTCCGTAAGGTACTACGTTTGCTGTTTCTGGATAAAGAACTTCTAGATTTACAAACTTTTTTCCATTTGCAAAAAACTTTTGTTTTTGTGCTGGTGTTAGTTTGCTGATTGCTTTTTCCAAATCCTTCATTGCTTCTGCAAATGCAGTTTGTATTGGACCTCTACCAGCAAACGTGTCTTCTATTTGTTTTACTGTTAGTGATGTTGCACCAGCATTTTTAACATGACCTTTATTTCTTGCTGCTCGTACTGCACCATCCTTGTAAGTCACCATTAAGTTTTGACCATCTAACTTTTCTTGAGCAAACTCAATCGTACCACTCAACGCAGAGTCAATCATGTTTTTAATGTCTTCAAACGTTAGATCATAATCTTCGTAAGGATGTGTCATATGACCTGCTGCACCACCTTCGGTTAACAACATCGACTCTCTCATTGGCTTTTTTGTTAGTATGTTGAAAACGTCTTTAAGTATGTTTTCTGGTTGTCCTGGATAATTAGATTTGAAATCATTATAGTTTTGTGTTGCTAAGTCTTGTCTAAGAACGGTTGCACTAACCTCCTGTCCATTACGACTATCAGTTCTGTTTTTGTACACTATTGGTCTGCTGTTTAGTGGTAACTCAACAACATTAACCCCCTCTCTCTTGTATTTACCACTAGGACCATGCCCATCAACAAACTGTTTAACTCTAGCATAATCATCTCCTTTTGAACTTGCAGCCAATGCATAAGTTCCTGGTTTGGCTGTTTCAATAAACTTGTAGGCTCCTAATAGTGGATTGTTTTCTGCTACCGGTTCTACTGTTATGTTTGGTGATCCAAGTAGTAATTTTTTCCAAACGGCCATGCTTTGCTCCCTTGTGTAGCCATCTCTTTCTTTTGGCCCTATAAGTATTTTTACTTGGGAAACGTTTGGTTGTGATGCGTATAGCTGTGCTAATGCTAGATGACCACCGTGTGGTGGCTTAAATCCACCCGGTAACAATACTGTTATTCCGGCTGGTGCTTCAGTCAATATGCTTTCAACTAAGAATTTAGTTAATTCATTCATTATGTAAGGTACCTTGTGTATAAATATGTTTGTTATTTAGTTCACGCTTCAAATTTATCACTTCTAATTGTAGTTTTTCAATTTTCTGTGCAAGTGATACTAATAAATCACCTACTGGTGTATCTTTTATTGACTCATGTTTCTTGAGATACATATCATCAGCGATAACGTTACCATCTACAAATAATCGATAATCACTATACACCTTTTCATCCAGAGATTGACCGATATAGATTTTTTCAGTGTTGCGTAGTGGTACTAATTCACGCTTTTCTATATCTTTGGTGAGTGGATTGTAGGATAGGTAATGTAATATAAAGTACATTGCATCACCCTTCAACTCAGTGTCTGTTCGAGGCATTCCAATTCTAAGCGAATATGGATTTGATTCGTGTTTGTCTCTTATTTGTTGAATACTCTCACCTTGCCAGCCTTGGTATACGTTTTTAATTAGTATCTTGCCTAATGCGTGTTCGTTCACCAACGCTTGTAAAACTGGGTATGGCCTTGTAACGTTTCTATTTACACTATTGTTGATCATTATTAGTCAATTGGTGGTGGTGCTGGTGCTGATACAGTGCCATACTTGCCGGCTACTATATTTGTTCTTTCTTCGATTGTAAGTGGTTTGATAAATCTTGGATCTGTTGTTACTCCTGTTTGACAAACCTGCACATCATCTACAATAATTCCAAAATATTTGTTATCTGCTAACGATCCACTAACCTCAAAACACAACTGTGCTGGATAACCATATTGTACAACTGTTATACTGAATCGCTCTACTAGGTATCCGGTATTTGCATCACTAAAGGTCATTATTGGTGTTGCTTGATACCCATTTCCCACCTTTATTATGTTTGTGTCTGGTGGATACCACCCATCAGCTCCCGGTACTCTGGCTGATGCTGATGGAATTTGTGGTAATACGTTGTGTATAAACACCGACATATAGGTACCTTCATCAGGATATGTGTCTATTTCTAATGATCGTTTAAGCGTAAATTGTACATTATAGATTCCACCATTGTCTTGAAATAGATCGCTTGCTTTATACCCAGTTAAGTATCCAAACACATAATCGGTACCTCCAGTAGTGCCACTGCCACTGACAGGTATTGGGAAAAATAATCTTCTAGCTTTTAGTGCTTGGGTCATATGTCTTAGAGCAGTGGCAGTGTTGCTGGAGCCTGAGATGGAAGCTGTTACTAATGAGGCACTTATAGCAGCTCGTGTAATTGCAGCTCCACCATCATCATCAAAATACTGTTTACTAAACGATCCTGTTGATGTTGATGATAGTGTTGGCCATTTTGCTTCATATCCATACTGCAGTGATGTGTCAGTAGCAATATAACTTTGCTCACTACCTATAAACACCGGGTATGCTAGTGAGTTGTTGTCTTCGTGAACATACTTAAAGGATGCTGGGATGTTGTTGCTGCCGCTAATCAATTTTCTATCTAGTATACGCCAGCTTGATGTAATTGGATAAGTACTCACACCGAAGCCATTAAACGATGAAACATTGTCTTTAAAGAAGCTTCTTGATTGGTGTGTGTCAACCGTCCAAATTCTATAAATAACATCAGTTGTTCCAGATGAACCATATCTTGTTTCTGTTGATTGTGATTGGTAGTAAGACCACGATGGTACAGTTACATTCCATAAAAAGTCACATGCTGCGGATCCCCATGGGAGTATTGCAAAACGAGCATTACTATTAACATTACGCGTTGTTAAATATATGTTTGAGATTGTGTCTTTTGGAAAGTTTAAATATGATGCTGATACTACTGGGGAGTTGCTACTACTCGTATACCAGTTTTCAACTATATACCCCGTATAAGCCTTTGCACCTGCATTGCTTCCAGTTGGACCCATCCTCTTGTAATATAAATCAAAAGCTCTTGTACTAAATGCCATGTTATCCTTTTCTTGGTGGTTGGTTTGTTCTACTCACCTGTGCATCAGAGTTAAAGTAGAAAAATAGTTTATCGGCTTGGCAAGTATTTGATGGTATCTCTACTTGTAAGTTTAATACACTATCATCGATGTAGGTTGTATACTCCGACTGTCTTCCAGTGTAATCAAAATAGTCTATCTTGAAATCTATTGATTGTGATATTCTAGTTGCGGTCAAAAGCTCTGCTGTTAGTGGAACTGCAAATTGTACAATGTTTGGTGTAAAACCATTCATTGTATACGGCTTAATACTGATTTCACTGATGTATGCACTGCCACTTTGATTCATTTCATCAACAACTCTTGATCTAAACAAAGGTCTTCCAAAACCACTACCGTCAGTTTGAAAATCAAACACTACCTTACCATAATATTTTCTAGTCGACCTATCATTGGTAATCTTTCCAGTGTAATTTCCAAAGCGGCTATAATCTCCAGAGTATCTATTTTTTTCCGTGTTTTGTGTTTCGATAAATGCTCGCGGGTAAAGATCGGATTCAATTACATTGGTGTTTAGTACGTTGCTATTCATATATACCTCCAACTCAGTATATGGATCCAAGGTTAAATAAAAGCTTAGCGTATATATTTGATCAACTGTATAGTTTTGTCTAAACTGAGTTGTGAGACACATAGATTGTGTGTATGTTGCTGGTAATACTGCACTATCCATTTGTATACTGTGATTGATCGATCCTGTTGTTACGTCGAAGTTTGCTGGATCTTCTCTTAAAAATATCCAGTAGTCATCTAATCGTGATTGTGTTGGAAAGTGACCGATCAACCTATAATCAGAGCTGTGCCTTGCATAGTTTAATCCGTTTGGAAATTCTGCATCTGTTAAGTACTCAACACCGTTAATAATTTGATCATTCAACACCTTAAAGTCTCCAACCTCAGCTCCCAGCTTTGTTGATGTTCTTATACGATACACCTGACCACTGATAGGGTTGAGATCTGTGAAAGTAAATTGTAGATATGATTCACTAACAGCTGAGCTTGTTACATACGCCGAGTCTGACGGAACATATGTAATACTACCTGTGAATAGCTGCACTGATTTGTAGGTGTGTGTTGATAGTTTGTTTTCGCTGGTTGTGTTGGAGTCAATTGTGACTACCGTTAAAGGCTTACTTAACACAGCTTGTGTTGAATTTACAACCTCCACAACTGTTGCATAATATCTGCTTAGCTGCTCACTTGCACTACCCGAAACCGTTACACCACTTGGTGGATTAGGTAATAATGTTCGTGGTGTACTTTCGGAGCTAAAAAATTCAAAATAACCTCCTAACAGTTGTTTGGAAAAGAAAGGTGTTGCTGTTTTTAGTATTGTTCCATATCGTGATGTGTAGCTTAATAACTGTCCATTTTGCATGTCACCATCAACTTGTCGTATTACAGTTGGTACTATGTTTGTTGTTAATGGTCTGCTGAATGGATCGACTTGAATGCTACGCTCACGAATATCTAATATGTTTGGACTTGATTGGAAGTCTCTATCGTATCCTTGAAAGTTTGATTCCACAATAGACATTGTGCCTGGACTTCCGGTTATGTATGCAAACGCGTAAGCACTTGCAGTTGTTTGTGTTTCTAATCGAGCTGGAGTGATTACTTGGGCTACGTTTACACTTGGTGGATTGTTAAATATCAGCTCTGCGTTATTTCTTTCAAATGGAAAAACTGTGAATTGTTTTGACCATCTAACATTAAACCTATCCTTCTGATCTTGTGGTACTGGGTTTCCGTCCAAGTCTACCAAAGCTTCGCCAACTATGTATGCAGTTGCTATTCCTTGAGCTGTTATGTCGTAAATGTCAAATGCTATGTATGCATTACCAAAACGATCTACAAGATCTAACATCTCGCTGTAAATCAACTCACCATTAGCATCAACAATTTCAATATCAACTAAGGTGTTTAACCTCAAGTTAATACCATTTCCTTTAAGCTTAATTATGTACCGTCCACCACCAACTACATCTGGAAATGTATCAATATCGAAGTAATCTGGCGATGTCTCAGACAGATCCTCAATATAGTAGGTGTTTCTAGAATATCCTCTTGGTTGTGGTTTTTTATATACCGATACGTATCCCATACGCTAATAAATATCTTCTAACAAGATATGTGACTAAAATCATCTTTTCGGTCTATTGTAATTATATTATCAACCATATCTCTTACAACATCAATATGTGATATTACCAAGCTAAACCGGAAAATATCCTTCATATATGTAAATAGTGTGTGCATTGAGTTAAGGTTACTACTATCTAATACACCAAGACCTTCATCAATCGCAATGAAGTCAGGCTTGGGTAAATTAGTAATTTTAATTAAAGCTATTCTGATAGCTAATGATGATATAAAACGCTCCATACCCGAGCTTAATTCTAAAGCCCACTTATTATCGTCATAACAAATAAACGCGTTTATATTTTTACCATCAGTCTCCAACTCAACTGTAAAGTCAATCACCTGACTGAGTATATTATTAACGTATTGTTGAATGTATGGTACGGCTTTACTTATTAAAACATACGGTATACCATCCTTACACACCGCTCTACAGTAGTAGTCATAAGCTTCTTGTTTCTCCACCAATTGCTGCATGTGTTGGATGGCTGCGTTACAATCTGATATTGTTTGCTCTGCTACTTTAATTTTGCCGTGAAGATCCTTTACAGTGTTGTTAAGTTTTGATAGCTCAATCTTTTTATGGCTGACTGCTCTTTCTACTTCACGAATCTGTGCTTGTATTTTTTTGTTTTCTTCAATAACTGCTAAACTTTCTCTGTAAGTTTGTATATCGGCTTTGATTTTCTCAATTTTATGCTGTTCAATATCGATCGCGTATTCGTAACGATCACATAGACTTTGGTGCTTATCTAACTGGTTTATCAGTTCCTTACGATTTACTATAAGACTTTGTATTGACTCTGCTTGTGTTTGTATGTCTTCGTTATGAACAATGAAATCTGAGATTTGCTTTAGTTGATCTAACAGCTCTTGTACTGCTGTCTTATCCTTTTCAAGATCACCTTTTGTGGCAATGGCATCTTGTACAAACACGTTTGAAACACAGTATTTACAGTTTGGATCATATTCATGTTTTTCTAACTTTTCTAACTTTTCAAGTTTAGATTTAACAGTTATTTTATAGGTGTTAAGTGACCTTTCTAATTCTTCTTTTTGCTTTATAGCTGCTATATACTGGGTATGTAGTGTTGTGTCAAACGATTGCTTGTATGCATCGAGTTTGTCTGTCACTTGCTGCAGTTCTTGTTGACATACATCACGCTGCTGTATTGCTTTTTGTAGATCGGTTGTTGCTTGTTGTTGTCTTGTATTGCTTGCTTGTAAGTCTCCTTCCAACACACTCAAACTTAAACCATCCGCTTTACACGGTTGTAGTTGCTTGTTTAATTCTAACAACGTGTTTGTCAACTCCTCCATCTCCCGCTCTACTGCTGTCAACTGTTGTTGTGCTACTGTGTGTTTTTGCTCGTTAAGCTCACAAGCTCTTTCAGCGTCACCTAGTTTAGTCTCAAAGTCTTGTTTTTGATACTCTTCAAGTATTACTGATGCTGTTTTTGTTTCTTTGTTTGCAAGATCGTATAATGTATCAAAAATCTTAAGATCTAAAAAGTTTGCTAACAACTCCTTTCTTTCTCCTTGCGTCTTGTCGATAAAGTTGGAATTGTTTTGCTGTAATGATAACGCTGTTAATATAAAGTCATCAAAGGTTCCAACGTAAGATTGTATGATTTTATCAGTGTCTCTTCTTTGCTCTCCATTCAACGATACAGTCTCACCTTCACCATTAACACACCAAAAATCAATATCAACACGCAACTTGCCTTTAAGAGGACCACTTTTATACTTATATGCCTTTTTCTCAATAAAATAATCAATTCCACCCAACTCAAAATTAAACTTACACCAGAAGTCATCCTTCTTACGATTAAGTACTTGTTCTGCCTTACTCGCTCTAAAAGAGTGATCAAACAAGCAAAAGCATAGTGAATCGAGTATTGCTGATTTACCAGCGTGATTTGGCGCAAAAAGGCCACAAGTACCATCAAGACTGGAGAAGTTTACAACATTGTTTTCACCGTAGCTAAACATGTTTGAAAACTCAAACTTCTTGGGCTTCCACACAACATTGCGTGCAACTTCGCCTTGTGGCAATTCTTGATTAAGCTTTGCGTTTATCTGCAGTATCGTCTGCATTAATGTGTCATCTACACCACAGTGAGTAAGATAGTCTGTGATTAGTTGATTCTGATACTGTACATTACGTATGTCACCTTGGTGTAGTGATTCACCAAACAACTTACTATCATCACCAACTGACACCTTATCCAGCTTTTGAACCATTACATCACTATTTTTATACTCCTTACGTATTGTAGCAAGTATTCTTTTCAGCTGTGCTGGTGATGTGTTTCTAATTCTTAATCGTACATTTGTCTTTGGTGTGATAGGTAGGTTGGGTGGCAATACACCATCCACAACATCTAACGTAAAATATCCACAATCATTTGGTATATCTACAAAATTACACTCAACTTGTTTTGGTGTTTGCAAATTGCAAAGAGCATAACCATGCCCTTCAAAAGCCTCTCCAAAGTTTTGTTGAACCAGACTACCTACATACCATAGCGCTGGATTCTTTCTTTTTAATTTTACCATTTCTAAGCTTTTTCCCAACCTTGCTGCAAATATGTTTCAACTTCACTCTCATCAACTTCTATGTCCTCAAACCACTCGCTACTCATAAGTTGTCTTTTGTGAATGTCGCCAAGCAACACAAGATCAAAACCTCTAAAAACTTCCCAACCCAGTCCGTGAGACAAAGTCATACCACTATCAACCTTACTGTTTGCTACTGTACCGTGATACATAGCGACAAGATGTTTATACTTTTCTTTATTTGGAATTTTATCAATAGTGATGTATGATGTCGGATCCTCTAATAAAGACATAACACTGATCAGTATATCACCTATTTCATACAATCCTGAATTTCGTAAGTAAAATAGGTTTGGATGGTTGTTTGCCTCCACAATAGGTGTCAAAGCATCTAATCTGTTTTGGTTATTTAGATTCGTATCGTGATTACCAGTAATAACAATTGTAGGCCTCCTATCCGCTAATCCGTTAAAAAAGTATGAAACCATCTTTATAAGTTCCGGACTCATATCAGTCTTAGCGTGTACGATATCACCTCCAACAGTGACAATAGTATTCGCTGGTGACGCATCAACAGCAGCAAATAGTTTATTGAATACTTCTTTGAATTCTGCGTGACGTTTCCAATTTCTAAGATGTATATCGGCTACGTGAAGTATATTGTCAATTTGTTTTAGGTTACATTTAATCTTATTAATCATAAGTTATTTGTTAATAAATTCAAGTTACACGTTTTTTTCCAGAAAAACAACAGCTAGTGTGGTCATAGACTTAATTTTAATGTCATTAGCTTGAAAAAATCTACTTTTTCTGCGTGTTGTAAGCATTCAACCATACTACCATAACCCAATTCACTCGGATCTTTTCCAGGCAAGTTAACCAAATACACCTCTATGTCGTGATTTAGAAAGTACTCTACGTAGTCGAGTGCGTCTGTAATAGCATCCTTATCTAACGCAAGATAAAGCTTCTTTGTGTGTTTAACAATCTTGTTTTTGAGTTGTGGATGAATTGCTTTACCAAATAAAGGTATCACATTTCTTTTTGTTGCCATTGCATCAAAAGCACCTTCAACTATAATAATAGGCTCATCCCAGTTTATCTGACTCTCAAACCCTACAATATCCTTAGTAACCGGTGGATTTTTGTGAGACACGGTTGATTGTGAATAGTAACTACGACCAACATAAAAGTTTATGTTACCACCTTCATCAAAGCTAGGTATGATAATCATTCCAGCATATGGACCTTCTTCGCAGTAACCTATTTGGTATCGTAGTATGTCTAATGCACTCAGCTTTCTCACATTCATTATATAGTGTAGAGCATTACGATAATCCGGTGTGTTATGGTTCACATACAAAGGCTTATAATGCTCAGGTAGTCCAACTATTTCACGAGCAAACTCACTCTTACCAGTTATTCTAGTTTCACCATACAACTCTTTTATTTTACTGTAAGTTGGTTGTGGTGCATTACTTTTTTTCAATAGTGATGTTAAAGACAAACCACGACTATTACAGACCCAACAATGCCACTTCTGATTTGTTAGGTTTATTTGTAATTTTGGCTTATAGTGATTACAGAAAGGACAGTGATAACTAAACTCACCATTCTTTTTATGTTGGATGCTAGATCCAAGATGCTCATCAAGTAGTTGTTTTACTTGTAACAGATTTACAGTCATGTAGAACTATACAACTTTTATTCCAAAATTCCGACAGGAACTTCCTTCACCCAATCTTCTGGAATAGCTTTATCAGCATACTTAAAACCGTGCTTTTCACACCAATCTGCGTAGGTTGTTTTAGATCCTTTGCGTATTTTGTTTTTGGAATTTTGGAACACAAAGCGTATATCCAACTCAGGATGTTGGCTTTTAATTAGCAGATGCTTTTTCCTATCTTCTAGTACAAATCTACCTTTAGTTTCTACAAATATACCGTTAGGTAATCTAAAATCAGGTGTATATTCGTGATAGGTAACTGGTTTTACATAAAGCACTTTATGCTGTTCGTATTGGCCATCAATACTCATTTTGTCAAGTTGTTGGCTAATCACTTCCTCCAAACCACTTCTGTAACCTTTTTGTTTTGCTATTGTAACTTTTTTTCTTTTCATATTATCTATCAAATCTTACTATAAATGTTGTATCTGTATTGTTGGGTGTTTGTATTGGTGTATTTACTTTTCCGATAGCTAACAACCTTCCAGCATCATCATAAAGTCCAATCGTTGTTATATAAGGCTTGAATTCGGAGCTTGTTACAAAAGGTCTGTATACATACTCATTGTAGACTGGATCATACTCTTGTAGGGTTGGATTGCAACTCATTCCAAACTCGCCAGGATTTACTGTACATGAGATTTCTGTTTCCCATATTGTATGTGTACCTCTACAATCCACTTGTGTTATTTCTCCACAACGGATTGGTATACCTGTTAGTACCATCATCCCATGGTTATAAAAAACATTTCCTACGTTTAACGTACCTGCACCAACAGTTGCCCACAAAAACTTAACTTCATTGTTTGATAGGTAACCCTTATACATTTTAAGATTATCAATCACACCGTTAAATCCTCTATCACCTGTGTGGTTATTCCCAACAAAAACATTTGCTGCATTAGCAACTCTCTTATCAACTATCGCACAGCTACCTGACACCACATCTTCAATTCCGTTATTATACACCTGGAGAGTGTATAGTGAACCACTCTTGCGAGCGGTTACATGATACAAGTTATCAACACTCAAACTAACACTACTTGTAAGGTTAAAAGTAGCATCACCAGCATCCACTTCAAATTGCACAACATTACTTCCAGATAACCAAGTCAGTCTGTAAGGTGTTTTATTTGATACTATATTAGAGTATACGTTGCCGTTTTCATCAACACGCACTTGATCTACCGGCCCTTGCTTTGTTAGTAGTATTGATCCGGATGGATGTGTTGGTAACTGACTTGGTATTGCTATAAAGTTTATAGTAAAATCTTCGTTTTGAAAGTTGTACCGTTGACTGTAGTCAGATGCTACATTTGGTTTGATTGCTATACTAGAGCTCAAAGATGCTGTAAAATACCATGCAGCTCCAAGAAACTCCTTCTCAGTAAAAGAAGTGCTTAAGGATCCAGTATACTGTATAGCTTTGACGTTGTTGTAATCTGCCTGCA